ATTTTCACACGCATAAACTTTTTTTAGACAAGCATAAAAATTGTTTATATATTTGCCTAAAAAATAATTTATGGACACTAATTTAATTAAATTAAGTCAGGGGCAAGTTCCGACGCAAGAGCAACGCTCAGCAATAGCTGGTTATATACTTGACCGCTTCGCAAATGGGGATGAAATAATGGCAATACTCAACAGTCAGGAATATATTCGACCTGTTACATTCTATCATTGGATAGCAACGTATGAAGATATTAATAAGCAATATATGGCTGCACGAATGATTAAGGCACACCAACTATTCGATGATCTACTCAACACAGCAAGAGGTAACCACGATGGCAAGGACACCTTAACAGCAGTAGCACGTGACCGACTTATAACCGATAAGATGACCTTCTATTTAGCAAAGGCAGTTCCGAAGATGTATGGCGACAAATTAGATGTTACCACAAATGGCGAAAGCATCAATATCATTAGTCTAGGTGGTGGGGTTAAGCCTCCCGAAAACACAACAATTGATATAAGCCACAATCCGGGCGATTAGCAAGGACTACAAATCGTATGTTTACATTTGTATTACTATCATTTTAAATTCAGTAGCATCAATAAAATAGGGCAATACAGCCGTTTAAGTACAGAGTTAAGGAGGTGAAAATACGTTTCTATTTTACATAATGTAAATTATAATTCAAACAGTTATTCCTACAAAATAGCACCCCATTAACAGTAAGAAACGCACCCACCCCCCCCTGATGCAGAAGTGAAATCTGGTTGATATACGTTCACAATAATTTTTATTATCAATTTTATTTTTTTTGTATTCGTATGTACAACCAAAACATATTTTTTATATATTTGTATTATGAAAAAGATATATGAAAATTACGGCATAGATGAAATTGGAAAAGTCTATGGTATGAGTGGCAAGGAATTAAAACCTGCTGTTGATTTTAAAGGATATTTACGTGTAGGACTTACTATAAACTGGAAATTATGTACCAAAAAAGTACATAGATTAGTTGCAATAGCTTTTATTCCTAACCCTGAAAATAAGCCTTGTGTTAATCATAAGAATGGAATTAAGAATGACAATCGAGTAGAGAATTTAGAATGGTGTACTTACAAAGAAAATACACAACACGCTATTGATAATGACTTATTTTACTTTAATTCATCAAAAGAATCTATTAATAAAACAATTAAGCGAGGTTCTTTAAATGGAATGGCATTATTAGATGAAAAAATGGTAATTGAAATCAGGAATAAGTTTAAAAAACGAGTTTATACTAGAAAAATGCTTTCTATTGAGTATGGTGTAACAGAATGTTGTATAAAAGATGTAATATTAAAAAGAACTTGGAAACACATTTAAAATATGAGTAATACGTATCAATTAACAGAAAAGCAGAGCCACGCTGTGTACTTCCTTAATGACAAAGTCACTAAAATGATTTTGTTTGGGGGGAGTGCTTGTTAACCCCCTCTTTAGTGATATTGAGGGGGTGAAAATGCTGGTGGAGGTAAATCGGTTATTGGTTGTTTGTGGCTAATAGCAATGTGTCAACAATACCCAAAGAGTAGGTGGGTAATGGGTAGGAGTAAATTAAAAGCATTAAAAGAAACTACATTAAATACGTTTTTCCAAGTTTCTGGGGATTTAGGTGTTTCTAATCAGTATAAATATAATAGCCAAACAAATATAATTACTTGGACAAATGGTAGTGAAATACTTTTGAAAGATTTATTTTTATTTCCATCAGATCCGAACTTTGATTCGTTAGGTTCATTAGAAATTTGTGGTGGATTTGTTGATGAAGCGGGGCAATGTAGTTGGAAAGCGATACAGATATTATTATCTAGGATGCGTTACAAGTTGAAGGAGTTTGGTATAATACCAAAGTTGTTTATGAGTACGAATCCGCAAAAAAACTGGGCTTATAGTGAGTTTTATATGCCTAGTAAAAACAAGACTATTGGTAGTGATAAAAAATTCATTCAGGCTTTATGTACAGACAATCCTCATTTAGACCCGACTTACATAGAAACATTAAAAACATTAGACCACGCAAGTAGAGAAAGATTGCTTTATGGAAACTGGGATTATGAAGACAATCCTTATGCGATGTTTGACTATGAGAATATCTTGGGAATGTTTACGAATGAGTGGATAAAGCCGACGGAGGATAGGTATTTGACAGCGGATTTAGCTTATGAGGGAAGTGATAAGTTTGTGATAGTAATTTGGGCTGGTTTTGTGGTTATTAAGGTTATTGCTATTGACAAGATAAATGATGTAAGTATAAGTAAGAAGATAAATGATTTGCGGATAGAGTATAGAGTACCGATTAAGAATGTTATTTATGATGCTGATGGTTTGCAGACATTCACTAGGTTATCGGCAAAGGTTGGTGTGTTGAGTGGTGCGGTTGGGTTTAAGAACAACGGCAAGGCGATAAAGGTTTCTGGTAAGGTTGAGAATTACAAGAATTTAAAGGCACAATGTTATTTTTACTTTGCTGATATGGTTCGTGATGGCAAGGTATTTATACAAGATTTGACGTATAAGCAACAGATAATAGAGGAATTTGAGCAGATAAATAGGCGACCATTGGACGATGATGGGGTTTTGAGTATAGAGAGGAAAGCGGACTTAAAAGAGCGGTTGAAGCGAAGTCCTGATTTTGCTGATGCTATATTTTTGAGGGCTTATGCGGAGATAAAAGGGAAGAAACAAGTTAGAATTTTATGGTAAACTTAATGCAAGGCGATTGTTTAGAATTAATGAAGTCAATTCCTGATGGTAGTATTGATGCTATCATAACAGACCCTCCTTATGGCACAACGGCTTGTAAATGGGATTCAGTTATACCTTTTGATTTAATGTGGGAGCAATTGAATAGAATTATAAAACCAAACGGTGCAATTGTTTTGTTTGGTTCAGAGCCTTTTAGTAGTGCTTTACGAATGAGTAATATTAAGAATTATAAGTATGATTGGGTTTGGGATAAAAAACTTGCAGGAAATGGAGTTTTAGCAAAACACCAACCTTTAAAAATACACGAATTAATACATATTTTTTCAGAAAAAGGAAGAGCTGCTTATTTGCCACAAAAAACAAAAGGGAGGTTAAGAAAGAAAATGTTTAATGGAGTAGGAAATACAACCATACTAAACACATTAAGCGAATGTAAAGAAACTTACAATGATGATTATTACCCTAAAACAATTTTAGAATTTTCTATGGCAGGACAAAGAAAAGGAAGGTTACACCCAACTCAAAAACCAGTTGAATTAATGGAATATTTAATAAAGACGTACACCAATGAAAACGAAACAGTTTTAGATTTTACAATGGGGTCAGGAAGTACAGGAGTGGCTTGTGTAAATACAAACAGAAAGTTTATAGGGATTGAACAAGATGATAAATATTTTGAAATAGCTAAAAATAGGATATTATAAACATTTTTATAATAAAACAAGAATATATAAAAATAATTTATACATTTGTAGATAAAATTTTATATAAATGATTTTCAAAGACGACCAAGAGGCTATTTATTTTATAAAAAAGAATGAGAGAGTTGATAAGGAGTTTGTCGAGATGCGTGAGTATTCAAGACAGTTGAAAGCGTTGGTTAATGGCGAAGACTTTATTGACGAGTTAATAGATAAGATAGAGATAATCGAGAGTGATAAAAAGGCATTAGCAAGGCGAAAGTATTCTAGGGATATAAAAGATGTATTCAGTAGATTATTCCAACCGATTGATAATATCTACTATGCAACTGGTGGAGTTAAGGACTATGACATAAAACCAGTAATCAAAGAAGAGTTTATAAAAAAAATAGCCAGTATTCGTGATGGGAAGCCATTAAGTGAATGGGTGCAACACAAAGCAATACAATTATTCAACACAGATCCAAACGGATTGATATTTTTGGAATACACTACAAATCCAAAATTAGATGTTTACCCAACCTATAAAAGCATCGACTGTATTAGACATTACAAAAGTAAAGGTCAAATGGTAGAATATGTATTGTTTGAGCCAAAACAAATGCCGAACAATAAAATGTATTGGAGAATCGTTGATGATGTAATGGATAGAACGTTTTTGCAAGATGGTGGTCAGTTTACATTGGTTAATGAATTAAGTTTTACACATCCTTTTGGGGAAGTGCCAGCTTTAATATGTAGTAATTTATCGTATGTAGGCGAAGAAGAAAAAGTCGCTGCTATTGATAGTGTCATTGGTATAGCCAAAGAGCTGGCACAAAACCAGTCAATACTAACTTTGTACAAAATATTTAGGGGTATGCCGTTGTTTTGGAAAATAGTACAGTTTTGTGGAGATTGTCAAGGAAGTGGTAAAAGTGGCGATGAGGTATGTGGTACTTGCAACGGACACGGAAAATATGTAGGGAAAAATGATGTAACTGATGTTATTGAAGTGCCATTACCAGAGGGCGATGAAAAGTTATTGACAGGCGACAATATTGGTGGCTATTTAAGTCCAGAATTGAGTACTTGGACACAGTTTAACGATGAGTTGTTACTGTTAGAAGAAAAAATGTACAAGTCGCATTGGGGTACAAGTTTCGGGATAAGAACCAATAATAATGTAGAGAAAACAGCTACTGAAATATTATTTGACAAACAGCCATTTGAGAACCAGCTTAATAAATATGCGGACTTTGCGGAATATATCGAATGGAAATTATCGGAATGGATATTGAATTTGTATGATACAGGCAAAGATAGATTTGAGAGTATGATTACTATCAACTTAGGTAGGAGATATATTATTGAAAGCTATGATGTATTGCTTGAAAGGTATGAGTTGGCTGTAAAATCACAATGCAACAGTATTATTTTGGACAAGATATTTGAGGAATATTTGTGGAGCAAGTTCAGGAACAATCCGATTGACTTACAAATAAGTTTAGCAAAAGCGAAATGTGAGCCATATTTGCATAGCACAGTTAATCAAGTGTTAGAAGTGTTCGGTAATGAAGAGGCACAAAAAAAGATATTATTCCAGAAGTATTGGATAGGTGTAACGGACTATTTAGATACTGAAAAGATAAAAAGAGAATTTGATGTATGGTTTAAGGCTAATAAAGTGGCTATTCCACAACAAGCAGTAATTAATTAAAAACAAATATATTATGAATCAGGTAGGAATTTACAAATTATTTAAGCTCGGCAGATTAAGCGGAACGGCTTTTACAACCGATATTAAGGTATTGGAGCGTGATTTGCACACGGTGCATCACGATTATGCAGAAAAGATTAACTCGCAATCGGGCATCAATGGATTGTTGTATGAGTTGGACGAAAAAGCCACTAAATTGTATTGGGATAAAAAACCATTCAAAGAAGTGAAAGAGTACGCACAATTCGAGGAAGTGAATAATGAACTAGAGGATATGAAAGCTGAATATTTGGCATTGACAGGCAATAAACCTCATCATTTGTGGAAGAAAGACAAAATAGCTGAAATGTTGGCAGAATCTAAAAACAAAGAGTAATGGCTTTAGAAAACATCACAGAAATCGAACAATCTTTAGGGATTGAAAACGGAAAGTTATTAGAAATGATTACAAGTGAAGAAAGTCATAGTATTGACTTATCAGAGTTATTTATAGAGAAAAAATCTATTTATGACGAGCGAATAAGCAATATTAAAAGAGAAAGTGTTACTATGGCTATTGAGATTGCAGTAAAAGAGCAACGAAACGCATTAGGGCTGGATTTTCAAGGTAAAACAATGGACAATTTGGTAAATGCTATCAAAACTAAAGTAGAATCAGAGAGTAAAATTGAGCCAGAAGAACGGTTTAAGAGTTTGAAAACAGATTTTGAGAAATTGCAGTCTAATTTAATTGAAAAAGAGAATGAGTTTAACCAATTCAAAACAAACATTGAAAAACAAAACTTGTTATCAGAGATTAAAAGCGATTTCACAAAACACATTCCAGACAATACACTTGTTTCAAAATCGACAATTTTTACCGAAGCTAAAGAGAAAGGATTTTCTTTTGAAAGGGAAGACGGAAAGACCGTTGTAAAACAAAACGGAGAAGTTTTGAAAGATGAAAGGACGTTATCGCCTTTGGACATCGGCACTTGGGTAACAAACTTCTCGACACCATATTTGGCAAAAGTAGAGGGCGGGGCAGGAAAAGGCGATGATAAAGCACCACCAACAGCAGGAAGTTTTGAAGCGTTTGAGAAAATGGCACAGAAAAACGGTTGGAACGATTCCGAAAAGAATACTCAAATGGCGAGAATGATAAAAGATGGCACTTTAAAAGTATGATTTGGCTATTTAACTTCATAGAATGGTTCTTGAATTTATTTTTAAGAAAAAAAGCAAAAAAGGTAAAACAAGATGCTTTTTTAGAAAGACAAAATGAATTGATAAAATTTGCTAAAGTAAAACAATAAAATCAAAAATATTTAAGCAAATACTCTGGTAGAAAACGATATGTAAAAACACCAATTGAATAATAAAACTAAACCTATAAATTATTTTTATAGGTTTTTTTATTTTTATTAGATTTTATTTATATATTTGTCGTTGAATTGCGGTAATGTTAATTCGGAAATAGGCGGACTTGCCAAAAATATAATTTTTAACATTAAAATAAAAACGCAATGGCAAATAAAACATCTGCAAATTTAGTTAAGGCCCAAGCGAAATTATTCGCTTCATTTCAATCATCTGAATTACGTTTCAGATTTCCAGCAACATACTTGGCTTTGAGAAGTATGTCCCCAATTATGTTTCCTAACTACGATGTGTTACGAACACGTGAAGATAGAGTAATTGAAACTAACTATGCCACTAGAGCAGTTCGTGCTTTAGGTAGTGCAAGAACACACAACCACACAGGAGCAAAGCAAGACACAGCTACTTTGACACCGACTTGGAGTTCTTATACAGATAAATTTAATATGTCATTGAAACAGGCTGACATTTCTATTTATGATGCACAAGAGCAGATGAATCAAGAATTGGCGAATATTGTAGCCAACTTTATGGAGGGTTACGAAACAGCGGCTACCGCTTATTTATTCGCCAACCGTTCAGGAGTTAATACTGCAACAGCAGAGGGAACTTTTGATGCAACCGATGATGTGTTTGAAATTGCAGAGGCAAAAGAAACAAGAGCAATTCAAATCACAAAAATCGCATTGAACGCAAATAAATATCCTGACGGAGCAACTATTTTCTGTGATAGTATCTCTTATGCTAAATTTGAGTTTCAAGCCGCACAAGGAGCTTCTAATAACACGAACCTTTCATTCCAATTTAACGGAGTAACTTTTATTCACTCGGTTGAATTAGGAGCTTTAGCATCAGGTTTAGTATCTGCTTATTCTAAAGGTTTTTGGATAGTAGTTCCAAATGGAACAGTAGCTACTTTGCCTTGGATTCCTGTTCAAAACAGAAGAGGCGATTCAAGTGCCGCACCTTTGGCAACTTACACAAACATTTTGAACCCTGTTGATGGCGAAGTTTACGGACTTCACTTTTATTCAGTAGGTGCTGATGATACCGCCAACAACGGATATAGTCAAGATGTTGTTACACAATACGAAGTTTCGCAAGATTTGGCGTTTGTGAAAGCACCTTTGAGTACTGCGTCTGCAACTCCAATTTTAGCTTTTGCTATTGTCTAAATGGTAAATATCAATAAAATACAAACAGCATTAGTAGGTCTTGTAGGGTTTAATCAACCTTACAATCCTGACTATGCTATTGTAGATGTTGATAATTTGGCAAGCGAATCAGGATATTTTGCAACAGACAATCCGTATGCAAAGATTGAGTTTATAAAAGACAATCAAGACTACTATGATATTTCGGATAAGGACTTTAATAAGTTGCTTGTAACGCTTAAAAAAAGTGCGATTTCAAATGTGGTAAATCAGGTTTTTTCTAGTTATGATTTTTTAGAAAGAGATGTGTTATTCAAAAACGCAACAAAGAAAACAGAATTAGAAACGTTGCCTATTGGTTTTGTGGGGTATCGAATTAAAGTTTCCAATGCAAAAAATACAGCTTTTAAAATCAATCGAGTGTTATTAGATTTTGATGGCACAGGCAATATAGAATTGTTGCTTTGGAATACTGCGAGTAGAACACCGCTTTATACTAAAACGGTAACGATAACAACCGACCACCAAATAGAAGTATTAGGTTGGACATTAGACAATTCGGGAGAAACATACAAAGGAGAATATTATATTGGTTATAACACAACTGGACTAACAATAGAGCCTTTCAAACGAGATTACAATAGTGGGAGCGTTATGACCTCTTTAAAAAATATTTCAGTTGAAAAGGTATTAGTACCAAATCACAATACAACTACTTTGTTTGATGTTTCAAAAATAGATGGAATGAGTGAGGACTGTGGTTTGAATTTAGATATTAGTGTTTATGATGACTTTACATACTTTGTAATAAACAATAAAATGTTATTTGCAAGAGCATTACAGTTACAAATCATTATTAGTTGTATTCAAATTTATATGGCTTCATTAAGAAGCAACTCGAACCAATCACACGCTAATCAGGTTTACGAAAAGATAATGATTGAGTTAGAGGGAACGAGAGCGGACAATGTTATTTATATAAAAGGAATTAAAAACCAATTATTGAGTGAGATTAGTTCAATTCGTGCCGAGATAAAGAAACTTCAAATGGGAGTTTTTAAGAAAGGACAAATTTTAGTATCTACACAAATATGAACTATTTAAAAGAAAATCCAACAGGACTAGACACCGTAATTCATAAAATACAGGTAAAACTGTATGATAAACTTACTGCGTTATGGGGTACAGAATTAGATGGTTATCCAAGATGTTATTCATTAAAAAGAGAAACTAAAAAAACAATCGAACACTTTAAAAACAAAGGAGAATACACTAGCAACTTGATTCACGCAGAGCGAAACAAGTTTTTCTTTTTGGCAGATGCGGATTACACACAAGATACTTTAAATCATTATAGCACAAAAATCGACTTGTACTTTATATTGAATTTTAAAAAAATCAAACCCGATGTACTGCATAGAGCAGACGAGGAGATTAGAAGAGATATTATCCATATTGTTAGTAGATGTGACAATGTTGGCGAAAACATCAAAATTGTAACAGGAGCAGACAGTATATTTATGGGTTTTATTAGGAATAACATAGATGACATACACCCTTATTTTTTCTTTAAAGCTATAATTGATATTCAAGACTTCGCACTAAACAAAACATTATGTCAGTAAAAAAAGAGCAAACGTTTACGGTAATACAACAATTTACTTTAGACAAAACCTACTATGTAGGAGATAGCGTAACACTATCAAACACGAAAACAATTCAACAATTATTAATTCAAAAATACATAAAATAATATGGCATTAGTAAATCAATTAAATGTGGTGGAATGCGGAGCAGGAAACACAATCGGAACAGGACAACAAGGTTGTCAATTTGACTG